TATCAAACACGTAATAGAAATATTATTGAGGCACCTGATAAAATTGAATACGGTATGTTTGATATGACATTCCTTATTGATGAATATCTACTCAACTATAAAGAAATTCATGATTGGATTGTTGGACTAGTTACAGAAAAAGATGAAGGCGTTCGTAAAGAACGTGATATGGTATTGCAAATCTTAAGTAGCCATAACAACGTAATTGCTGAATTACAATTTGTAAATGCTATACCAATCAATCTAAGTTCTTTACCATTTGATGTATCATCTACTGATGTTATATACTTAGTCGCAAACGTAACATTCCAATTTGACTATTTTAAATTTGTTACGAAAGGTGTATAAATAACTTTATATTATTGAAAGGCATATTATGATTAAACTTGATGAACTCTTTGAGATGTGGAAAAAAGACTGTCAAATAGATGAGAACAATCTAGATGGTGCTACTATCCAAAATGCTAAATTGCATTCAAAATATTTAGAAATTCATTCCATGACTAAACTACAACTTAAGCGTAAAGAACTTGAGTTTAAAGTCTTGCTCAAAGACAAATGGCTTTGGTATAATGGAAAGATGTCCCAAGAAGAAATAACAGCCAAAGGATGGAGTTATGACCCATTGAATGGTTTGAAAATACTAAAAGGTGAAATGGACTACTATTATGATTCAGATAAAGAAATACAAGATGCTCAAGCGAAAATTGAATACCTAAAAGAGATGGTGGATACTACAAAAGAAATTATTGATACAATCAAGTGGCGACATCAATCTATTAAAAACATGATTGAGTGGCGGAAGTTTACGTCAGGTGTATAATGCCAACCAAAATTACGGTTAAGAAAAAGAACCATGCAATGATGATTGTTGACTCTGAACCTTCGGTTCTAAATGAGTTGACAGACTTCTTTACATTCTATGTTCCTGGTTATAAGTTTATGCCAGCATATAAGAACAAAGTATGGGATGGAAAGATTAGGCTATACAATTCTCAAACAAGAGAGTTGTATGCTGGTTTGTATGCATACGTAAAAGAATTTGCAAATGCCGAAGGCCGTGATTATGAACTAGAACTAGAGCATGATGCTTATTATGGATATATTGATGAGCAAACTGATCCTGATCTTTCTTTTATTGATGATTTAGTACTTAATGATAATAAAGGTGATTCAATTAAACCTAGAGACTATCAGTTAAAAGCTATTGATTATGCTTTGAGAAATAAACGTGGTATGTTAATATCACCAACAGCCTCTGGTAAATCTTTAATTATATACATTTTGCTTCATTGGTACCTAAGCAACAATAATAAACGAGCTTTGATTATTGTTCCTACCACTTCATTAGTAGAACAAATGTATTCTGACTTTGCTGCATATAGCCAAAACGATAAATCATTCAATATTGATGAAGTACAAAGAATTTATTCTGGTATGCCAAAGAAGAGTGAAATGCCTAGTGTGATTATATCTACATGGCAATCAATATATAAGTTACCAGGCGCATGGTTTGAACAGTTTGGCTGTGTCTTTGGTGATGAAGCTCATAACTTTAAAGCTAAGTCACTTACCAGTATTCTTACAAAATTAAGAGATGCTGAATATAGATTTGGAACCACTGGTACTTTAGATGGAACACAAACTCATAAGTTAGTCCTTGAAGGATTGTTTGGACCAGCATATTATGTTACTACAACAAAGGATCTGATGGACAAGAATCAGCTAGCTCAATTAGACATAAAGGTATTATTGCTGAAATACAAGGATGAATATTGCCGTGATGTGGTCAAATACAAATACCAAGATGAGATCGATTGGATAGTTAGATACGAGAACCGCAATAATTTCATTGCCAATCTTGCATTAGACCAAGAAGGAAACACACTCGTTCTATTCCAATATGTAGAAAAACACGGTAAGCCACTATATGATTTGATAGTTAGTAAAGCGCATAAGCGTAGAAAGATCTTTTATGTATCAGGTGAAACAGACACAGACACGCGTGAGCACGTGCGGAAAATAACAGAGGAGCAAAAGAATGCAATTATCGTGGCTAGTCTCGGAACTTTTAGTACCGGAGTCAATATTCGTAATCTCCATAATATCGTATTCGCTTCTCCCTCGAAAAGTCAGATTAAAGTGTTACAGTCGATTGGGCGGGGATTACGTAAATCTGACGATGGAAAGAATACAACACTATACGATATTGCCGATGATCTCCATTGGAAATCGTCTAAAAACTACACTTTACAGCATGCGGCGGAAAGAATAAAGATATATAGTAAAGAACAGTTTAAATTTAACATAGTCGAGATACCATTGCCATGAGCTACAATTTAGACGATATAGACATTAGAGTGTTTAAACTAACATCTGGAGAAGAGGTTATTTCTCTTGTATCCAAAGATGAAAACGGTTACCTAAGTCTAGAGTCTCCATTGCAAGTTCATAAAAGGCTAGGTAAAGGTATTGGCCATGCTTTTGCTTTTAGCGATTGGCAACCTCTTGGTAAGACAAGAGAGCCAGTTATCTTAAATGAAATTCATGTGGTTTCGACTGCATTTGCTGAAGACGAGATGAAAGAAAGATATATTCGAATGTCTTTAGAAATCAGACAGAAGTATGATCAAAACCAATTAGAAGATCCCGAAGACGAGTTAGTAACAGAAGAGCAAATAGAAGAGTTTGTTGCAGATATATTAAAGAAGAACTGGTATCACTAAATATAGTATACCCCCCTCTCTCAACCTACTCTATTATTATAACATACTTTTGGTCAGTTGTAAACTGTTTTTTTCAATGAAATCAATATTTTTTTCCTTTACAAATGCAGAAAACTATGATAGAATAGAAGCATAATGGAAAAAGGAGAACTTATGGATAAACAATCACATTATGATAACTTTCAATCTTTAACAAATGATCAGGATCGGATCTCTTATCTAAATCTACACAAGGGATCACTATCACAATATAACATCATTGTTGATAACCTTATCAATTGTTACCAAACTGGCCTATGGCCATGGAATAGACCTAAAGAGGAGTCGGGAAACCTTTCATCATGAAACCTAAACAAAAACCACATTACGTCAACAACAAGCAGTTTTCACAGTCAGTTGTTGATTACGTTAAAACTGTGAAAGCCGCAGAAGCTGAGGGTAAGCAACTACCAGTAGTACCAGACTATATTGCACAATGCTTTTTGAAGATTGCGCAGGGTTTGTCTCACAAAGCCAACTTTATTCGTTACACATATCGCGAAGAAATGGTCATGGATGCTGTAGAGAACTGCCTCAAGGCTATTACTAATTACAATATTGATGCACAGACAAGAACAGGAAATCCAAATGCTTTTGCTTATTTCACTCAAATATGCTATTATGCCTTTCTTAGACGATTGGCAAAAGAAAAGAAACAGCAAGACATTAAATTCAAATATATAGAAAAGGCTGGTATAGAAGACTTCGTATTCCAATTGGATGGAGAAGGTACCGCAGCCGATTCACAGACAAGAGCTTTTGTGGATCAACTAAAAGATCGAATCTCAGTGGTAAGACAAAATGATGCCACACTGAAAGAATTTGCCAAAGAGGAAAAGAAAAAGAGCAAGCCAAGTAAACCCAAAGCGCTTGAACTCTTTATGGGAGCCTAGTATACATGAAGATTGCAGTCTTGAATGATACCCATGCTGGTATCAGAAATAGTTCAGACATTTTTTTAGAATATCAAAGGAGATTTTATGATGAACAATTCTTTCCATATTTAAAAGAAAACGGGATTACACAAATCCTACACCTAGGTGACTTTTACGATCACCGCAAATTTGTCAATTTCAAAGCACTTAATCAAAGTCGAAAAATGTTCCTTGACCCGATGAAAGAAGCGGGTATCACTATGGACATTATTCCTGGCAACCATGATGTATTCTTTAAGAATACCAATGACCTATGCTCATTAAAAGAGTTGCTTGGATATTATACATCAAATGTTAATATTATGATGCAACCAAAGGTACAAGACTATAATGGCCTTAAGATTGCATGTATCCCTTGGATTAATAATGAGAACTATGCAGATACTATGAAGTTCTTAAAAACATGTGATGCTCAATGGGTTGGTGCTCATTTAGAATTACAAGGTTTTGAAATGATGCGTGGTGTAACTAATACACATGGTATGGATAAAGAACCATTTAAACGATTTGAATTAGTTATGAGTGGACACTTTCATACTAGGTCGCATCAAGACAATATTCATTATCTTGGTTCACAATTTGAATTTACATGGGCTGATGCTGGTGATCCAAAGTATTTTCATGTTATTGATACAGATACTCGTGAGCTTACACCAATTAGATCTAATTACACTATTTTCAAAAAAGTGTTTTACAATGACACCGAAATAGATTATAATAGATATGATACAAAGGAACTAATAGACAAATTTGTCAAAGTGGTAGTTGTCAATAAGACTGATCATTTTATGTTTGATAGGCTTATTGATCGTATCCAGCAGACAGATGTCCATGAGCTTAAGATTGCTGAAACATTCGATGAGTTTGTTGGTACCAATGTAATAGATGATAGTATCTCAGTGGAAGACACTACTGAGTTATTGGATTCGTATGTCGAGGCAGTAGAAACTGACCTAGATAAAGAAAGGATGAAAGGTTTGATGAGGAGTCTATATGTGGAAGCTCAGAATAGTGAGGTGTTATGATAAAGTTTAAATCAGTTAAGTGGAAGAACTTTCTATCCACAGGTAATAATGAAACTAAAATTGAGCTAGATCGATCTCCTTCTACATTGGTTGTAGGACAAAATGGATCGGGCAAATCTACTATGCTTGATGCTATTTCATTTGGATTATTTGGTAAACCACATAGGTCTATTAGTAAGAACCAACTTGTCAATAGTATTAATAAGAAACATTCTATTGTTGAAGTAGAATTTAGTGTAGGCCAACATGAGTTTAAGATTATTCGTGGTATCAATCCAGGGAAGTTTGAGATTTGGCAAAATGGTAATATGATTAATCAAGCATCTAATGCCCGTGATTATCAAAAGTTTCTAGAACAAAATATTCTAAAGCTGAATCATAAATCGTTTCATCAAATTGTAGTACTTGGTTCTTCATCATTCATACCATTTATGCAGTTAAATGCTGGTAATAGAAGAGATGTTATTGAAGATCTATTAGACATTAATATATTCTCAAAGATGAATAACATTCTAAAAGACAAGTTAAGTAAATTGAAAGAGGAAATAAAAGATGCCAACTATAACTTGGAGCTCACTCGTGAGAAGATCGATCTGCAAAGAAAGTACATCAGGGAAATTACAGAAATCAATACAGGTCAAGTGGATTCCAAAAGAGGAGCTATACAAGAGGCTGAGCAAGAAATCAAAACCCTCCAAGCCGAATGTCAGCAGGCATCAACGTTTATTGATGAACACAATGATGAGGCAGAACGATTAGTTAAGAAACTAAATGATAAAAAGCAATCATTGATGAACTATAAACATCAATTTGAACTACAGGTTCAAAGTACAGTAAAGGATGCTAAGTTCTATGAAGATAATGCAGAGTGCCCAACCTGTGAACAAGAAATTGGTCAAGTACTTAGAGATAAAAAGATCAATGAGGCAAAAGCAAAAGCTGTTAAATTAAAAGAGGCATTAGATGATGTAGCTACCGAAGCAACTAGTGTATCGAATGATATTGATGATGTAAATGAAACTGTACAAGAAATCAGAGACAAACAGCAACATATTCATACCAATAATAATACTATTACAAGATTGCAAAAAACTATCAAAACACTGCATAATGATATAAATAAACTTACAGGCAGTGAAGGAGACCTTGGACAGGCAAACACTAAGCTGGATGAATTGTTCAATCAACGTGATTCTATTGGTGATAACAAACTCAAACTGATGGAGGATAAAAGCTACTCCGATGCTGCCGCTGAAATGCTTAAGGATACTGGTATTAAGACCAAAGTGATTAAGCAGTATCTTCCTGTAATGAACAAGCTGGTTAACCAATACCTGCAAGTTCTGGATTTTTTCGTTTCGTTTAATCTTGATGAAAACTTCAATGAGGTTATTAAATCAAGACATCGTGATGCCTTTAATTATGCTTCTTTCTCCGAAGGTGAGAAACAGCGTATTGATCTCTCGTTATTGTTTACTTGGCGTCAAATAGCCAAGATGAAAAATTCTACATCCACTAATCTTTTGATTTTGGATGAGACATTTGATTCTTCACTTGATCACGATGGTATTGATAATTTGATGAAGATTTTAGGTACCCTAGAGGATGATAGTAACGTGTTCGTCATATCGCATAAAGGCGATTTGCTGGACGGTAAGTTCAGGTCTAAAATTGAATTCACAAAAGAACGCAATTTTTCAAAGGTAGCATAATGCAAGTAAGACTAGTTAGCCACTCGGTTCCGACGGAAACGTTTAGGATCGAAGGAATAGAAGATACACAAGACCTTGTAGCTTTTTGCGCAAGGGTATCTAATCCAGGCAACCAAAACAATAAGAAAACAGCCGACAAGTTGGTTCAGTATCTTATAAAGAATAATCATTGGTCTCCTCTCGAAATGGCCAGTGCTTGTTTAGAAATAACTACAACACGAGATATCGCAAGACAAATACTAAGACACCGTTCATTTTCATTCCAAGAGTTCTCGCAAAGGTATGCTGAGCCAGATAAAGAATTAGCTGGTGCATTTACTAGACGTGAGTGTAGACTTCAAGATCCGAAGAATAGACAAAACTCTATTGAAATTGAAAATGATCCTGCCATTCAACTAAATGCATCCCAACAAGAACTTGTAACTGAATGGAATAGAAGACAGGCTGGTGTTGAAAACGCAGCAAGAAGCGCTTATGATTGGGCCATTGAGAATGGTGTTGCTAAAGAACAAGCAAGAGCTGTTCTACCGGAAGGTATGACTGTTTCTCGTATGTATATGAATGGCACACTAAGATCATGGACGCATTTTGTAGAACTGAGGACAGCTAATGGGACACAAAAAGAATGCACACAAGTAGCAAGGGCGTGCGCAAAAGCACTAGAGCCAATCTTTCCAATGATAATGGACTTTGTAAAGACACTGCCGAATTTGAAGTAAAATATACTCAAAGGGATTGGGACCGTACTGTAGGGTGGGGTCTTGTCCCTGAGAAATATAAATTGAAAAAAATTCAAAAAAAGTGAAAATAGTCCTTTACAATTAGGCAAAATTGTGTTATAATTATAGATAATGGAAGGAGACAATGATGATTAATACACAAAAGTCTATTTTAGCAAAGCTCTTAGCTACAGAAAACATTGAAGTTATTCATGGCAATTTTCAAACTGCCTTCTTTGATGTTGAAAAACGAGTACTTGGTTTACCGTTATGGACCCAGTTAGAGAATGTATATGACCTCTTAGTAGGACATGAAGTTGGGCATGCCCTCTTCACTCCACCGGAAGGTTGGCATGACGCCGACGTTGAAATCCCTGGAATCCCACGTAGCTTCGTAAATGTTGTTGAAGACATTCGTATTGAAAAACTTATTCAGCGTAAGTATCCTGGCCTTGTAGCATCATTTAAGCGTGGTTACAAGAAACTAGACGAAGATGACTTTTTTGGTGCATCAAAGTATCCTGCAATCTCACCTCAATATGTAAATCTTATTGACCGTATTAACCTTAAGGCTAAGCTTCGAGATCTTATTCAAGTTCAGTTTTCTGCTGACGAGCAGCCTTTGGTTGATGAGGCTTTTGCTGTTGAGACTTGGCAAGATGTTTTGGATGTATGTCGTAAGCTATATGAATGGGCTAAAGACAATACAATCCAGTCTCCTTCCATACCTAATATCGATAATAAAATGGAAGCAAATATAAATGAAACTATGGACCCAACTGCTGAACAAGGTGAACCGAATTCTTCTGAAAATTCAGATATGGATGATAGTCAAGAGAGTGGATCTCAAGCTATGGAATCAGGAGAGACTTCAAAAGAAGAAGACAATCAAAGTGCTGGAGACTCAGTACAGCCTGAGGGACAGAGTGATACAGAATCCAAAAATGACGAAACAGACGAAACAACAGATGAAGGAGTAACTAAATCTGTTGCTAATGGTAAAGGTTCAAAAGGTACTGAAATCACATCTGAAACCGATGATACTTTTCGTAGTAATGAAGGTAAGCTAATCGATCATAATCATAAAGGTAATGCCACATGTGTTGCTAATGGTTTTACTGATAAGCAAATCAAAGAAATGGTTATACCATATCACAAAATCAAAAAAGCTCGTCAAACAGACGATTATTATGAAAGTGATAACTTTAAGTCCTCATATGAAAACTTTCTTAATGACAATAAGAAAGTCGTACAAGTTATGGCTAAAGAATTTGAAATGCGTAAAGCAGCTTGGAGATCAAAGCGTACACAAACAGCTCGTTCAGGTACCCTTGATGTAAATAAGTTGTATGCTTACAAATACACAGACGATATCTTTAAGCGTATGGCTCTAACACCTGATGCTAAAAACCATGGTATGTTTATGATGGTTGATTATTCAGGTTCAATGCATCATATTATGAGAGATGTTCTTAAGCAAGTTTTAGTACTTACAATGTTTTGTAAGAAGGTCAATATCCCATTTCAAGTTTGGGGATTTACTTCTGCTAATGTTAATAGTGAGCCGCAAAGATCAAAAGCTCCTCATGCACATGTTGACCACAAAGATACAAGACTATATCAACTTCTAAGTTCTACATTCAATAAGACAGAATTTGAAATAGCATTCAAGGCTTTGTATAGAACTTCTTTCTACGCATATTACCATCATTACCTAGCTTTCTCAGAAGTAGAAAAGATGGGTGGTACACCATTAGATGAAATGCTAATTGCAGCTCCAACTCTAGTTGAAAGCTTTACTAAGCAAAATAATATTCAAAAGACAAACTTTATTCTTTTGACTGATGGATATGGTAGCCGAATTGATGTTGCTAGACATGAAAATGAATTTTGTAATTCATATGGCCATGGTGGTTATTCAATCAATATCAATGGTAGGTTAGTAACTACTAAAGATAAAGGTATAACATTAACTACGGCTTTATTGGAAAATCTTAAAAAGCAGTGTAACTCAGTTACAGGTTACTTCCTTGCTGGTAATCGTGGCGACTTTAACTCAGCCATGAGAGGTTCAAATGCTAACCATAACGAATTCTACAAAATACGTTCAGAGTTTTTGAAGAACAAGTTTGTAAGTTTTGATAACCATGATGGATATGACCGTTTCTTTATCCTACGTTGTGATGGAAGATCAGCGGATACAGAAACAACTGGCTTTGATGTAAAGGAAAATGCAAAGAAAGGTGATATTGCAAGAGCTTTTAAGAAGCACGCTAACTCAAAGAAAGCAAATAGGACTCTAGCAGTCAAGTTTGCAGAAATGGTAGCTTAAGTATGGAATCTGTCCGTAGCTCAGCTGGATTAGAGCAACGGCCTTCTAAGCCGTGGGTCGCAGGTTCGAGTCCTGCCGGACAGGCCAACTTAAAAAAAATGAAAAAAAGTGAAAATAATCCTTTACAATTCACTAAAAGCGTGTTATAATATATATGTAAGATGGAAAAAGAACTAAATGATGGAGACTATATTATGAATAAACTTTCTTTCTCTCAACGGGCTATCATGGAAAAGGTAGCTGAACTTTATCCTGGTAAGGAAGAGTTTCGTAAGCCCGAACTTAAAATTATTGCTGACCAATTGGGATGCACTCACAAGGACGTCGATAAGATCTTCGATGCTGGCACCAAAGTTCGCTATGGTGTATATAACCTTGCTGGGTTAGTTATTCCTTTTGAAGGTAAATCTAAACCTCAGGAGTCAAAGGTGCCTACAAACGTTCAATCAGTTATGAACGATGAAATATTCGTACCTGAACTCGACAAGTACTTCGTACGTTGGGGTCACTTCAGCGACGTTGAGGCAATTATTGCTTCCGGCGCTTTTTATCCAACATACATTACTGGTCTATCTGGTAATGGTAAAACTATTATGGTTGAGCAAGGATGTGCTAAAGCTAAACGCCAATACATTCGAGTTCAAATCACTCCTGAAACTGATGAAGATGATCTCATTGGTGGATTCAGGTTGGTCAATGGTGAAACCATTTTTGCCGAAGGTCCAGTCATTAAAGCTATGAAGAAAGGTGCAATCCTTCTTATTGATGAGCTTGATCGTGGTTCTAATAAAATTATGTGTCTTCAAGGTGTACTTGAAGGTAAGCCAGTTCTTATCAAAAAGACTGGTGAAGTTGTAAAACCAGCTGATGGTTTCAACGTAATTGCTACAGCCAATACTAAAGGTAAAGGTTCAGATGATGGTAGGTTCATTGCAGCCAACATTATTGATGAAGCTTTCCTTGAAAGGTTTACAATTACAATGGAACAACCTTATCCTTCAGTTAGCGTTGAAAAGAAAATTGTGCTAAAGCACATGGATAAGTTTGGCAAAACTGATGAAGACTTTGCTGAAACTCTTACCACTTGGTCAGAGACTATTCGCAAAACTTTCATTGACGGTGGAATTGATGATCTCATTTCTACTCGTAGGCTTTGCCATATTGTACAAACATTTTCGATCTTCAAAGATCGTCGTAAATCAATCGAGCTATGTGTCAATAGGTTTGATGAAGATACAAAGGAAGCATTCCTTGACCTGTACGAAAAGGTAGATGCTTCAGTAACTTCTACTTCCTCATCACTTGATGAGATGATGGACAATCCTATGGAAAAGCTTGATGAACTAATTGAAGAGGTATCGTAATGACTGAATATAAATTCAATGAAGGCCCTCTAATCTCAGAGTTAAAAGCCTATATAGATAGTACCTATGAAGGTCACTATTCTAAAAACAAGTTTCAATCCACAGAATTCATCATTGACTGTGGACATGGCATGGGATTTGCACTTGGGAATGTTCTCAAGTACGCCCAACGCTATGGAAAGAAAGATGGTGCAAATCGTAAAGATCTTATGAAGATCTTACACTATGCAATCATTGCATTACATCAGCACGATGTTGACCACCCTGAATGGGAGAACGGTCAAGCTGAAATGGATTTTGGTAATCAATACCAAGTAAATAATTATAA